AACTTTTAATTTTTCTCCATCCCCACTAAAAGCTACATGAGTCCAATCCTGTACACCATTTGTGAAATGACTTTTACAGGTTGCTCCCTGAGCATCGTTACTGCCTGCAACATAACCAACAGTAATCCCACCGGTCATTCCGATTCGTGCGAATACGTATCCGTTCAATTCCCAATACATGATAAAATATCGATCAGCAGGTGGATTCCCATCATCGGGTTTAATCCAAATTGATAAAGTAAATTTTCCGGTATCGAAAGGAGCGGTAACATTGGAAATTTTTACGAAATCATCAGATTGATCGAAATCAAGGGCTTCATTTGAATTCCCCTCCCTGTCAGTGGTGTAGATGTTAGAAGGTGAAGGATTGTCGTCTCCGAATCCGTACAATTCACCATCATTACCTTCATCGGAGAGATCGTCTGTATTGACTTCCTTAATGCTTACCTCATCAACATAAAATTCAGCAGAATTCGTCGCATGATTATTAAGGAAATGAATATAAGCAGTTGCACCGCCGGCAGGTTCTCTCCAATAATGAGTATAAGTTGTCCAGCTCGCATCTGTAATATTATTATCAAGCCATATATATTGAGAATTATCACCATTCCTAATTCTTGCACTTACAACTCCGGAAATAACTTTTATTTTATAAACAGTTTTATAAGTCCTATGGGTTTCAGAAGTAAATTGAGTATGAGCACATCCACCCCATCCGCCCGGATCATCCACGATATGCCGACAATTGGATTGACCATCATGATCGGTTTGTTCATTAGTTTCGGGGGCTCCGTAATTACTCCAATATGCGTCCCCCATATCTTGACCGCCGGTTACAATCTCATTCCCCAAAACTTCCTCATCTACTCCAAGCATCCAATGACCAATCAGCCCACGCCAGAGCAATGGATATACAGGATAAGGTTCCCGGAAGATAATATCAAATTCTGCAACGTTTTGATTATTGTTCCACGGCCCGGAAAGAATAATTGAAGATCCATCCCGTTGATACACCATATACGTATTGTAAGCGTTTTTCAAAACCAGTTCATGCAGTCCGGGTTCGGTGATCGCATCACACATCCCGGCAAACCGGGTCTGTAAATTTTCAGGAGTCGTCTCTTTGATATAACAATGCAATTTTAAATCTCTCGCCTCATAGAAAATGTCGCTTTCATCAGTAAAGGCTACAACACCATTTTCCGATTCTCCAAAATCATGCAGAACGGGATCTTTCCGTTTCGGTAAATCTAAATGACCTTTGACGCTCATCACCTGTACGTGCCATTCATCCAGAAAATCAAGCCCGTCAAATGTATAACCGCTGTTCATCAGAATTCTCCCCTTGAACGTAAATAATCCCTGCCTCTCCCACTCATTGCACGCAACCGTTCATCGATTGATTTTAAATATTTATTGAAGGAAGTATTTCTGGCAATCGTTTCAACATTGTCTGAAATGGTACGGATCTGATCAGCACCGAGCCTTACATTATCATTGATTTCTTCCACGTCAATGCGGATTGCCATGAACTGACCGGCGAGGATCCCTGCGGTTTCTTCGGTGATCCCCTTGATTGCACCAATAAGCCCTTCTCTTTGAGTTGTTCCGAAAAGATCGATTCCGACAGTATCTGCCAGTTCTTCAAGTTGTTCCCATGATAACCGGGCTTGTTCAATGAGACTGTTCCAGTATTCTTCAAGATCTTCAATTTCAGCAGGAGTCAAACCCTCTTGGGCCGCATATAAAAATCGGTCATAAAAAAATTCCAACTGATCCGTAATCATTTTCCGCTTGAACGCATTAACCATTGCTTCAGCCATCATATCTTCAAATGTCCCGGCAAAATCTTCAGCAGATTTTAATCCATCCTTAAATCCCTGTGTGATTGCATCAGCAATACTGGAAATGGTGGTTCCCGTTAAGGCTTCGCCGATCTCATCTTTTAATTCATGAAACTTATCAAGTAATTCCTGATACGCTTCTTCTTCCTCTGTTCCCCAACCGAGACCAAGATCACGCTGTATCTGCAACGCTCCAAGTTCAGTCTGTACCATATACCAGTAATCAATTAATGCCTGAAGCCGTTCTTCTCCGATCATTCGATTAACAAGACGGTCTTGTTCTTCCAGTAAATTATTGATCCGTTCAAGAGTAGATTCGATTTCTTTTGTCTGTTCATCCGTCGATCCAAAAATAGCATCGAGCATTGTAAAGAATGATCCGAGTATACTGATCCCGGATGCAATTGCTCCGGTAATGTCGCCAGTTGATAAATCTTCAATCAAAAATCCAATATCTTTTACGAATGACCCGGCCTCCCGTGCGACATCAGCAAGGTCTTCGTCGAATCTTTCGAATATATCACCGAGATTTTCGATTGCTTGTCCGATATTTTGAATACGTTCTTCCTGCCGATCCCAAATTTCAGAATTGATTTCATCCAATTTGCTCAAAATAAATTGCAAAACCCCGGCGTTCCCTTTGTACAGTTCGGCCAATTCCTGAAGATAATTTCGATAGGAAATAAGCTGACGCATATTCATCCGTTCGGTATTCTGTACAATTTTTTCGAGCGATTCTTTTTGTAAACTGGTAATCTGTCTTTGAATCTGCTCATAGAGGTCTTTATTTTCTTTATATTTTTCAGCTTTTTCCAGAAGGGAATCAATAACATCCTGCACCTGCTGTCTGTTCTGTGCTTTTGCGAATTCTGTTTTTGCTTCTTCAATGTCATTTTTTACCTGTAACTGATTCTGCTCAATTTCAATCTTATTTAGAGCTTCCTGTTCAGCCTCATCCAGTCGTACAAGAATTCTTTCCCGTTCTTCTTCCTGATATTCATCCTGAACCTCGGATCTCAATTCATTATATTTTCTTTCAACTTCAAGCCTGCGCTCCTGAAAAGTCTGATTATCTTTTAACCATTCTTCCAAGCCTTCACCACGATATTCAGAGAGCAATTTATCAGCTTCAATCATCTTTTTGGTGATTTCAATAATAAACTGTTCGTTCCCTGCATATTGCTCTCTCAACCCCCGGAGCCATTCAACATAACCCCGTGCGGATTCTGTCAGTTTCGGCATTTCCACTTCAAGCTCAACAGCGGATTTCTGCGATAATATCTTTTGATAAGTTTCAAAAATTTCTTGTCTTTTTTCAAGGCTGTCAATGAAATTTTCCAGATTTAACCCTGCGGCTTTGGGCGTTTCAATTTCTGGTTTTAATTCGGGGGCTTCTGTTTCTTCTCCCCGTAATATACGTAAACGTTGCATTAAACTATCAATTTCATTCTGCAGGGGAATCAGCTTTTGAGTCCGTTCGGCAGTCGCCACAGCAAGACGGTTTTGAAGGGTTAAATACTCTCCATCAATTTCTATTAATTCTTTAAATTGTGCCTTCGCTCGAGCGAATGCCTCGGGAGGCATCACATAATCAGTAGATAAAACGAATCCGGCCTTTTGTCTTAATTCTCTGGCACGATCCTCCATTCGTTTAGATATATCTTTAACCCTTTGCGATGCTTCATCTTCCTGTCTCTGATATTCCCTTAAATTTTCTTGTGCGAGCCGGAGCCGTGCTTCTGTTAACTGAATTTCCCGTTTGATTAATTCATCATTCTGCCGGGTTAATCCTTTTCTCGCCATTTTCAATATATCTGTGGCTTCAGCATTATCCCTCATAGCATCTGCAACTTCAGGCAGATAAATAGCAAGCTGACGTTCAACGGCCAATAAATCCCGTTCCTCTTTTGTCGTCAACTGTTCTTTTTCAATATAGCTGTCCATTACTCCAATCAATTCTTGAATGCGATCCCTTCGTGCCTTCACGACCTCGGTAACATCTTCAAGAGAGTCAACCCATTTTTCCGTTTCGGATTTTGTTTCCTTGAACAGCCAATTGATTGCTTTCGCCGCACCGGAAGCTACACTCAATAGCGCATCACCGACAGGTTTTACGATCTTCATCATATTATTGGACAGAATTTTGAATTGATTGACAGGGCTCTCCATCATCACTTCAAAGGCTTCAGTAACCATTCCACTGCTTTGCTGTATATTTCGTAACTGCCGGTTAAATTCTTCACCCTCCTTAACGGCCACAGATAACAGACCGGTTAATCCCCTGACATTCGGAAACAGTTCAGCGAGTTTTTCAACACTTCCGTCGGTCGCCTGCCATACATCTTTCAAGAATCCGACAAATCCTTTTCCTCTCAATGCGGCTGTATCGAATTGTATTCCAAGCTCTTTTGCCATATCTGCCGCATCTTTGGTAGGTTTAATAATAGCAGTCAACATTCCCCGTATACCGGTCATCATAATAGGTGTTTTTAAAGTTTTTGCACCGGTTGAAATGATTGCCATCAAATCATCAAACGCAAGCCCGGCCTGCGCCGCAAGACCCGTAACGGTCGTAATCGACGGCCCTAATTCTTCCATGGTGGTTTTGGCGTTTTTGATTGTAGACATTAACGCATCGGAGACATGGGTAACGCTTCCTGCGGCATCACCATAGGCGTTTAAGATAGAAGTCAAAGCATCTGCGGCAACCTCGGTTTCAGTAACAGTAGCAACGGCCAGTTTCATCGATTCGTTGAGAATGCTCATCGCTTTTGCGCCGTCATTTCCTGCGGAAACGATTTGATATAAGGCTTTCGATAGATTGAGAGCAGAATCAGGCCCCCGGGTGGACATCTCCACAATCTGATCTGTCATTCCCTGAAAATCCATTTTGACAGCATCAGAAATTGTGGCAACCTCTCGCATGGAATGATCGAGATCCCGTGAGAAGTTATAAGCGGCTTTTCTTAGTTTGTTAAATACAATGGCGGCAGAAATACCAATCCCGGCAAATACATCCATTTTGGATATATTTTTTGCGAATCCGGCAATGATCCCTTTGGCACTGCTGACACCGGAACGTAATCCGGCAAGATTGATACCGGATTTAAAAAAAAGTCCGCCACCTGTATTGACTGGCATTATTTATCCTTCCTTGAAATCAGAACGGAGCAGGCTGTGAGGGTTCACACCCCAACTGCCTTTTTTATTTGGCCGCCCCATTGCATCTTCTTGCAACATCCGCATAAATCCAAACATTTTGGATTTACCGGTGAGCGTTTTCAGCTCAGCAGTAAAAATTACATCCACACAGCAATCGCCTACACGATGGATTTTTTTAATGGAATATTTTTCAATATCCCCTCTTGCGGTGATTGTTTTCAGAATTTTCTTCCATTTCATACCCTGACCGTGTAACCAACTTTTTTGAATGTACCGTCCCATCCTTCCATGGTGGCCTGCACTCCATTCTTCCAGAAATTTTTCAGCCACCTCGAGCACATCGGCATATTTTTCTTTGATTTCTTCTTTCATCATTAAATCCCCTTTAATCTATCCATATTATAAATATCCCATCGAAGATTATCACCATAAACATTCAACAGGATTCCATCATTCAAATATTGACCGGATCGTAATCGTTCCCCCTTTTGATAATAATAAACGGCCAGATACAGGAATATCCTCGGTAAAATCATCTCAACATTGGTGGTTAATAATTCCTTGTAAGCGGAATTTTGATTTTCCCGAATCACCCGGATTGCCCTTTCGTAATAATAGGCCGTTATTTCAGCATCGATCTCTGCATGATGATTCCCGATCATAATATAAATTTCGGGTATCTGTTTGGAAAACTGTTCAGCGGTTCTTACAATTTCAAAGGCTTTCTCAACATCATCTTTCGTGAGATAAACTTCGATAATATCAAGAAACACTTCCATGTAAGAAAACCAACCTTCATGGAATTCACCATTTTCCCGGATTTTTTGCATCTCATCAATCCATAAATAACCGTATTCCAAAACCTTGTCATATTCCTTGACGGTTTTATATGTTTTAACGATATGGGTCAGAATATGTGTATCATGTGAATCCTTCTTATGTTCTTTTAACAGCATCGGTAAACTGCGGTTCTTTTTCTTTTCAGCAAGATTTTTATCATCAACCCATTTATAACCGTAATGATTCAGATACAGGTCTTCAAAAAATAAGTAGGGTGTTTTCGCTTTAGGTTTATTATGCACATCACCTTCATAGCGAAAGCCCTTACGAAGGAAAATCCTCGGCTGTTGAAATTTTGTATATCGCCGGTTATCTTTGCTGTAAATATTTCGGATCTGGAAGAAAAAGGTAGGCTGATTATAACGGCCACCGAGAAGAATCTTTTTTAAAGGGTCAACGCATTCCCTTCCAAGTTCTTCATCGGAGTCTACAATAAAGACCCGTTTCCCGACTGCTTTTGAAATAGCATAATTCCGGGCATCGGAAAAGCTCCACGGGTCGAATGTTTTTTCATAAACCTGTGCGTATCTTTTTTTCGCTACATCAATACTGTCATCCGAAGAACCGGTGTCCACAACAATAAGTTCACACCAGTCTTCTACGATAAGCGGTAAAAGGGAATCCAGGCATCGTTTCAAATTCTTGGATTCGTCTTTTGTAATAATACATATTGATAATAGTATTTTATTCTTTTTCTTTTTCATCGCCCACCCCCGGACTCTTTCTGATTTCAACGTCTGGATCTTTCCCCACTATACCGAAAAATTCGTCAATCCCCCCGACTTCCTGAACACCGTTTGTTGTTTCTCCGCCATTTTTATCATCATCTTTATCGCTTTCATATTTCGGTATAGATGCAAGCATCATGATTAAGTTTGTCCAACTGATGCACCAGAGGATTTCCTCTCTTGAGAATCGGTAATATTTGATGATTCCTCCGGTGATTCCCCAGAGATTGACCCGGCCCCCATCAGATTCAATCCGCTGACGGAGACCATGAGTGCCAAAAAATCCTTTACCTGCATTTGCTGTACGATCACATTAAGAATCTTTAACGCTTCTATCACATCAAGATTCTTTTCAAGGAACCGGACAATTTTTTTATCAGGCTGATTCTTTGAATTTGTAACCGCATAGGCAATTACACGGGCAATGATCCAAACGTATTTTTTGATAGATTCAATCCCGATTCGGAAAGCTCTCTCGTCTTTCCCCTTTTCAACGATTTCAAGCATTCCCTTAAAATCTTCAGGATCGACATCAGACAACAGTTCAGAGATCCGGAGTAATGTGCCGAGCGTTATCGGATAAATAGTAAATTCCCTCACCCGGCGTAAGATTCCGATTTTGTGTAAAATGTTCGGTCGCCTGACAGCAACCTCAATCTGTTTCCCGGATTGTAAAAATGACTCGATCTCTCTTTTGATATTCCCCTGTTCCATATTACCCCTTTTCCGGTTTTGGATACCCTGTAAAATCGCAGATTTGCCACCTAAATGCGTGTTTAAACGGTTTTATTTGCATCCTGATGGTTTGATATGCCTTTTTCAAGAAAACCTCGTAGTATTGACAAGACGGCCTCCGTAGAGGCCGCCGTTTGTCAGTCTTATGATGCAATATGCACCACGATCGGATGATCGGTATTGGCCGCGGCTGGCCTTAAAACATCCGCTTCAAAATTAAGCACGCCGGATTCTGCCTTTGCAAACCGGAGGTCTCCTCCCTGCCGTAAGTTTGCGTGTACGACTTCGATCTTTACCTTTTTACCGTTATAGGTTTTACTGATCGCTCGTACCGCTACCTCGTTGACGATCACGGCATCATTGGGAGCTCTCCAAATTGTGCCGCCGGTTGATACATTTCCACCGAGACCCAATGCAAAATTGTCTGGATCAATATCACGGGTGGAAAAGGAAAAAACCTTTGCGCCTTGATTGAAGGTAATAATATCGGGGAAATCCGAATCTTCAACCATCATTTCATTTTTGCTCGGAGTTTCAAGAGCCAACACACAGGAATCAGGAACGATCGCACCGACAGTTACCATAGTCGCTGGCATTCCTGATCCTGATCTTGCCGTTCCGATTGCGATGCTGTCAAGTCCAATTTGTCGCCAATCAGAGGCCATGATGTACTCCTTTTATTTTTCAATCCAATAATTGACACGAATGGACATATAACTCATATCGTTTTCATCTTCACTGGCGAACGTATTAATGTTCTGTACCTCAGGATGAAAATAAGTGCTTCCGGCATTATACGCCTCAATCCGTGTAATTATAGCTTCGACTGTTGCTTTCAGATGAATTTCATCGATCATGCCGTGATCGAGATCCTCGGCAAAGCAATTGATGATGAGCGTTCCGCTTTGAATGATTTCATCTGCTCCGCCGTCCATCGTTAAATTAAGTACGGCAACATTCCTTTTCTTATCACCAACGGGTTTCCGGTTGCGATAAATATTTCCATCGATCGTCCCCGTTACTGCGGCGACGTTAATGATGGAAATCATTGTATCAACCGGATCAAAGGGCGTTTTCATGTTAACGCCTCCTTGATTTTTTTCAGTTCTTTGTTGGCAACGGGAATACTGCCGGTAATCACGTCATAACCTCGGCTTTCAACGCAAGTCGCATACTCCATCCCGGCGACTCCAATTAATTCAGCGACTTCTTTTTCATTACTTTTGACTTCTCCGATCAACTCCATCGCTTTCTCTGTACCCTCTGCGGTTCCAGATAAATTTTTCTTTTGTATGTCGCCATTAAAAACAATTGCGTACGCAATCGATCCCCTTAAATTCCGGGTATGATCCCGGTACGTCCGGGTATTCCTTGCGCTGTTTACAAACACTTCACCGGGATAAGAGAGCATCATTACAACATGAGCTTTCTTCTGTTCCGCAAATTGATTGATTTTCTGATAGACCTGATTCAGTCCGATCAGTGCCAAACCGTTCAAGTATATATCTCCGTATGTTTGGAATAAGTTACCAGAGATAAGATGCGATATTCAGTCCCGGCAAATTGTATTTTTTTCGTGGCCGTTTTTGGAAGCGAAAGAGGTTGGTGAATAATGATCTGCCACTTGGCGTTGATAACGTCGCCGTCATCATTTCTGATCAGCCGGTGTCCTGCCGGACTGACCAGACAATGATAGACGATTGATGTTTCAACCCCTTCGTGATAAATCCGATTTGTCCCGTATGTTCCGGGCATTGTATATAAAAGGGTCGCAAGATGCGGTTCCCTGTTTACCACTTTCGATTCTCTCCGAATAGGCCATCAATAGACAAGGTTCTTGTCGGGGATTCCGGTGGTTCCATCCCCCACTTATTAAACAACCTTCGTCTCGCCGCCCTTAATTCTTTCCCGTCAAAACTGATACTCCTATCACCTTCAGAGGCTTTAGGATGAACAGCGAGATGCAGATACACATCCGCAAGGGCAAGATCCACACCTCGCTGTATTACTGTATAAGTTCGAAAGGTCGCATTCGATCGCAATCCCTGATCCATCAATTTTAAATTGAACAGATCATTGTTGCTATACTCGAATTCAATTAAACCTTTTAGAGCTTCTAATACAGTCATCGTTTCACCCTTAGAAGGTGGTATGACTTTCAGTGTTCAGAATCCAAGCCCGATCAATCGTAGGCCAACTCGGAAATGCGTTGACCAGTCCAAGCGTGAATTCCGCAACGGGGTCTGTCTCTGAAAATTTGGAAGTCAGGATCGGCCCAATTTTATTATGGATCGCTTGTTTGGGTGGAGCCTGTTCTTCTGCGGTCGGAGTCCAAAGCATATCTCCAACCTGCAAATCTTCAAGAAACGTTACGTATGCATCGTTCGTGTGGAGCCATGGATCTGTACTGGTCTGCGTATGATCCTCGTTCTCAATAGTTACACGGGTATCGACAACAACGATCTGCGGCAGACCTTCAGCCTTCAATGCGGAATTTGCCACACTCAAACTTGGAACGGTACGATAAGCAGTTCCATCAATGACAAAAGCACGGCAAAAATTCTGCATAGCATCGGAAAGCTGTAAATCAGCCCACTTCGATTCGTTCATCAGGAGATAACGAAGATTGACTCCATAACCTTTCGCTTCCCTGACAATGGAACGCATGTCAGTGATCGGATCATTGGTATTATAAACGGCCGCTGTCCAATAATGAGTAGCGGCGGCAGTTCCACCTGCGGATCCGATATATTCTTTGTTCGCATCAGGAAGTTTGTAATCGATTTCCCCGGTGATTGGCCCAACATTCACATCAGACCCAAGCGTAATTGTGCCGTGGGCCAAAAGCTGAAGTGAGAGCCATTCGAGGCGAGCGTTTACGGCATCCACAACAAAATCCATGTCGTCAAATACCATATTGATCGCCTGTCTCTGTGCCTCATCAGAAGCCATACTCATCAACTGGAAAAATGTATTTAGATCACTTTCCGACATTTTCCTTTTGACTCTGATCGGGGGGATTTCGATATGTAACGAATCGAGTGCTTTTCTCTTTTTCTGTGGTGCAGGAGAGTCGAATGTTACGACATCGGCCGCAACCCGGTTTCCCTTTGCTCCGATTAATGTATCAACGGTCAGCGTAGGAGTGTACTTCCACGGGAAGAAATTCGGCCAGTAGAGATCGTCAAAAACTCGACCCTTCGCATACACCTCCAGAGCTTTCTTGGAAATGTAATTTAAAAGGATACTGTTTTCCATGATAAACCTCCATCAAAACCGTTCAGGATTAATCCCAAATATACCTGACGGTCATCTTGGTTTTCATTCTCGTGGTTACTGGCTGTGGAAGAATACTCTCGTTGATATTTGCACGAAGCACAATCGCACCGAGTACGTTATTGATCGTGGTAAGATCATCTTCTCTTACCTTCACAGTCTTTTTCAAAATACAGGAAGGATCATATTTCAGTGCGGTTGCACCTGCCGCTGCAGCTTCGACCAGAACGGAAGCGGTTGCCAGTGTACCCAATGCTCTGGCAGTCGCAACAATCAGCGTATTGACAGAACTGGTTGAATCAATACGAGTGATCGTTGCCGCTGTGGTTTTGCCGTTGACGATTACAAAATCACCAACATTGTAAAGCTGTTCAAAGGTGTTATCGAAAAACATCTTTGTGGCGGCGGCTTGGGTTTTTACCGATTTTGCGGCTTTGATGAATTGATACAGCCCGCTCGTATTCGCTGATTCTACAAGCAGAAGCCCTTCCTTTAATTCCTTGATATTGGAAGGGACTCTGTTGGTTGCAAGGGTTCCCCCTGCAATCATTGTCTCAAGAATCTGATGGAATACAGGGCTATATTCTGTACCGGTGGTTTTGGTTACATCTAAGCCCATGATAGACCTCGCCTTTAATCGGTTTCAGTTTTCAGGATTTCCTTCCCCTTAAACTGCTTCGACTCAGGCGACCGAATACCATCATTCCGTTGTTTTATAACATCCTCAACAACTTCCTCTCCGGCATCTTTCTTTTTACCTGAAATCATGTGGGGAGGGATTCCCATTTCTTTGATTCGTTTGTCGAAATCTTTCTGCAGTCGTTCATTGGAGATTTGTTCAATCGCCTCGATCTGCTCACTGATTTCGTCTTCGGTCTCCCCACTGATAAACTTGGCAAGTTCTTCGGACAGTTCCTTGTCTTTCAGGGCGGCGATAACTTTAGATCGCCGATCTTCTTCCTTCTTTTTGTCGGATAGCTGAGTCATTGTTTCCTGAATCGGCTTCAACGTTTCAGAAAGAACATCAGAGATCATTTTTTTGACTGTCTCGGTTGTCAATTCGCCATTTCCTTCGGGTTTCCCGTTTTCGTCTTTTGGTTCTTGTTTTAAAGTTTTTGCGACTTCCTTCTGGAAATCTTCATCTTTCATCAGTTCAGCTTTGACTTCTTCACGAAGATTGTCCTTCCGGGTCTGCAACGCCTTTTGGATTTTCTGGTCGATTTCTTTTTTTACTTCTTCGTCGACCTTCAGATCAACGGCCAAATCGTAAACGGCTTCATCGATCTGATCTTCGGATGTTACTCTGATCCGCTTGTAAAGATTTTCGTCAAGTCCCCTCTTTTTGAGTGCGGCCTTGATCTCTTTTTCAAAGTCCATATTAATCCCCTTGATTCGCTTTGATTGCCCGTCCCTGTTTTGCGGCCTGTTCTTTGGCACGCTTCTTAGAATTCATATCTCCCGGTTCGTATGTATAGCAGTATCCACGTTTTCCCCATCTGAACCCGGGTTTCTCGTTTTTTCTGCATGACTGTACCGGCATTTATTGACTCATATTCTTGACGGTTTCATCAATGATTTTCTTGGAAACTAACCGGTCAATTTCCTTTTCACTCGCTTTGAATGAAAATTGTACGTGAAGATACGGCATCCCGTTTTCATCCTGCTTGCTTTCTATGAAATTCCGACTGATATTAATATGATATTTTTTTAATATGGTTTCAAGTGCGGTAAGTTCAGATTGAATGTTTTTGGTACACTGATCAATTTCGGCAATGATAATTTTCAGCTTTTCATTTTTTACAGCATTGTATATTTTAGTATATAATTCATTGCCACTGGAAGGATTCTCGGTTGATTTTTTCTTACGTGCCATCAGTTTACCCTCCGATTATCAATCACAATGTACGAAATGGTTCTGTTTTGTCAATAGGTAATAATAAAATAATTTAATATTCAGGGAACACCTTTTTAAAAAGTGCCCCCCGATCTCCTTCTGCCTCCATTGGCAGATGAACTTTCACACGTCATATCCGAACAGCGTAGCATTACTACACCACATTTTAACAGCTTCCCGGATAAATGAAATATTCAGATAGTTCTTCACATCATTTCGGTTTTTGATTTTTATCTTATCCCTTGTTTTCGGTGTTTCATCGAATCCTAAGAACTGCATGATATACTCGGTAATTTTTTTAGGATTGTCAACCATTGCTTCATATTTTATCAATCCGAAATTTTTCCGCTCTGACAATGTGGCAAAAAGTCCGGCAAAATGATTCCACAATTCGGCTTGACAGTGAATGTTCGCAAGGAGCATATCTTCATCACAGACAACATCACTTCGGCTCTTTGCATCCCGGTATAATTGAGCATATTCATTTTGGAATCCGAATCCTGCATAACGTGGGTCTGTAAGTGGATTCGCAATGTTCAGCGTGGCCGTATGAGGCATTTGATACGAACCGATCACATAAACAGGATGCCGGATAATGGCAATTACTTTGAATCCGTTTTCAATGATCGTTCCAATATGACCAAGATAGGGGGCATTGATCTTTGACCCGATTCGTACATCTCGCCGTATCGGTTTCTCTGCCTTTTTCCATTCCAGATTTTCACCGTCTTTCATCGTGTTCGTTGTCAACTTTCCGTCTCGATCATAACGGTTCGGTACAGGTTGATGATTCCAGAGCAATTTCCGTATTTTTGAAAATGTTCCGGGAAGCGTGGGAACATCATAGAAATTAACTTCTTTACAGATCACTTCATTGAATACGATCATATTATCGACAGTATTCAAAAGTGAACTCATCAAAGAAGTGCCGGATCTCGGAATCCCGGTAATTATAAAATTATTTGTATAAAAATCAAACGGGTCTTCTGCATCTTTATAATATTTTTCCATCGGTTTTTTCCTTCTCTTTCTTTTTATAGTATTCGATATTCTCTCTCGCTTCATCAACAAAATACTCAAATATTTTAAGCTGTTCTTCCCAATCAAAGAAATAATTATTTAATAAAATATGCACCATATACAAC